CATCAATATAATCACTTGCAGATACATCATATACACTTGCTTGATATGCACCAACATAAATATAGTCTAGCTCTTTGGTTACGTTTTCATAGTGCCACATGCCAAGCTGTTTGCTGTAAACTAGATTGCCATCTTTAGTAAAGGCAGGGTGGACAACATAGCCAAGTTTAGGTTCAGCGCTAACTGACCACTCAATAATTGGAGAACTCCCACCTTGTATGTAGACAGCCTTCACATAGCATTTAGGTATTTCTACCATCACCTGCCCATGAGCACCTGTGAGTACGGAAGCTGTTCCATCTTCTTTGAGTGCTGAATTATTTGCATCTAGGTAGTAATTCACTGTTCCATTATCTAACAACAAACATCTTCGCATTGAAGAGTGCACCTTTGTCACACCATTTTGAACACCCTCACCGGACATGGTGTCAGAGTTTTGATTCCAAATAGCTGATGAGTAAGGTGTGGCCTTATCAACCATAGCCTTAATACTATCTAAGCTGGTCTTAACTGCTGCTTGACTCATTACTTTATTTGTAGCAGTCCCCTCAACTTGGACAATATCTGATGTCTTTAGGTATGTTGTAGCATTAGCTGTGATGGCTTGCTTAGTCCTTAATGGTGTCATCAACTTAGTATTATCAGTTCCTGCTTCTGACTCAACTTGGGATGCGATGGTGAACCCATCAATAAGCTGCTTCAATACCGCTGTAGCAGCAGCTAAGTCTCCATCAGTAGGGAATGCCACTGCTGCTTGGTTTGTCTGTGTAGCATAAGGCCAAGCGCTTCTAAGCTCAATTTTCTTAGCCCCTCCACCATCTAAATATGTTCTTTTAATTTCAACTGGGGGGTTTTGGCCTACAATTAATCCACCCGCCACTTGTGCTATTGCTATGTCATCTCCAGCATTAACGCTGACTACTGTTGACCCGTTAGAGATCGTTACCGATGTTGCTGTGAACCAAGTCATTTATTTCTCCTATTTTATGTTGACCACATCCTTGTGGTTGTATCAACTGTTAAACTCCGATGTCACGATTGATATTGATTGCCTTGTTATAACTACAGCCCCACTATTACGGGTAATCATCCTCGCCCTATACACTCTTTGGTCTGTACTCTGTAGTGGATCTGTATACGTCAAAGATCCACTACAATTCGTACTTCCTATTCTGTCAACCCCCTCTGCTACTATTTCCCACTCACCTGTGCCCTCCAGTGCAGCAACAGTGGACCATATACCACCCATATTCCTCTCTAGGAGTATAGTGAATGACGTGTCACCACTTCCTGCGGGTATTGTTCTATCCATCCGGAAGAACCCCCCTGAGAAGGAACCTGTGAGAGATATATCAATAAGTCCACCGTTACTACCAAACACTAAACTGGGTGTAGTGGCTGTAGAGGAATTTTCTGTAGTAGTTATAGCATTCCGGAGATCACCAGCTATTATACCCCCACCAAAGAATGCCTTTCCACTAGAATCAAAATAAGTGGTTGCATTACTCTTCGCCATACCACTTGGTATTGGGCGAGAGGTAGTAGTATTCCAAGTAACCCCATTTAACTTTGGCCCGTACCACTCTATAAGGTTGTGTGGGCCAAAAGGTGTTGATGATTGATACTTAAGGTAGGTTGTTCCCACCAGCTCAAAAGATCCACCTTTTATTACTGGAGCACTTATTTCCGTCCCAGCAACCAACCTGTCCCCCGCAATGGTGTCCTTGGCAACTATTGATCCATTCACTTGAAGTGCAACAGATACCCATGAGCTTCCATTATACTGCCTAGCTTGTGAGTCTGTGCCATCAGATCTGGTCTGTGTGAAGATATCTAATTTGACAGGTGCTCGACCAACAAGGCTTGTGAATCTACTATTAGCCGTTGATGCTGTCCAGTCAATTGCTGTATACACTGAACCATAAAACCCTGCCCCACTTTCACCATCAGCACCATCCAGTCCAGTTATTCTTGCAGCAGCAGACCATGAACCTGTCACCCCATTAATTACAGTAGCTGTACGTCTGTATAAATCTCCTGTGGTATAATTTGTATGCCAATTAGTAGACCCGTTGACAGAGTATTGATACACTTCATAAATGGTATCACCATCTAGCGCCCGTATATCATTTTCACCATCTACCTGATAGCCGCCAACAACCAGCCTTCCGTTGAAGACCCACACGTTATCCGCACTATTCCAATATAATGCAGGCACACCTGCCGCTGTCTGGAATTCTACAGCATCCCCTTTAAAGGTTATTTTATTGTAATTATTGCCACCTACAACCGACATTCCAGTCCAAGTGCCATTAACATCAACACCTATAACAGCCTTACCATTAACATTGCCTTCAAGGTCAATATATGATTCATAGAAATCCCCAACAGTGGCTGTGTTCCCACCAGAGGATACCTGAACCGTTCTGGTTGCCGTTGCAAGTGTACTATTTATCCATGTCCCACCCGCTGCCTCACAAAGTGACTTGGTTTCTTGAGAGGATGGGTTTCCTCCAATTACACAGTACCCTATAGCTGCCTTCGCTGATTGATCAACCAAAGCAATATCTTCATTAACCTGCGCAGTTAGCTGACTAATAGCAGATACACGAGCATTTGTCTCATCAACAATAGCTTGATTGGATCTAACTATTTCAGAACTGTTTTCTTGAACACTTGCTGACATCAGGGTATCATTAGACACCCTTGCACTTGTTTCATTAGCAATAACTCGGTTCAGATTCGTGAAGATTGCATCTATCTGCCCAAATTCACTACCAACACTTGCTGTTAATTCCACAACCTCTTGAGAGAGTGCGCTGACATCATCAGTGAGTGACTGTAGCTGCCTGTCAGCAGTTGCAACTGACTCACCAACCTCTAATAGCCCATCTCGTTGCTTGAGTAATTGCGTTGCTGCATAGAATGCATTCTTCTCGACATCCTTATCTTTGTTTCCAAGCCTATTTATACTAACAGCCTGATCACGTATAAGTCCTAAACTAGCATCAATCTCTGATTGTACAGCACTATATTGATCATTCAAACCACTTATCTGATCATCTATCCCACCCACCTGAGCATTATAGCTTGACACTACCTGTGTTATATTTGATTCACTAGCATCAATCCAGATAGCAGCATCATTAGCTTTGGAGAGTGTGCCATTGTTATCTAACTCTTGCTGTGTTGCTTTGAGGCTTATTATGGCATCAGCACCATCAAGCGTGACATCTAGGTTATTAAATGTGACAGAATTGGCTGTATAGAATGCTGTAGTTACATAATTTGATAGGCTACCCTCAACTGCATCAATGTCAATACCAAGCTGATTCACTTGTACAGTGATCCCCTCTAGAGATTCTTGAGCTGCTGATGGTTTCCCAATTGTGATGCTGCTAATATCAAATGTATCTGAAACCGATGTGCCTAACTTGAGACGGATACCTGTTACAGTGCCTGTATATGTCGGCTCTCCACTCAGGTTAAGGTTACGTACAACAACACCACCTGCCTCAACTGGAAGTATAACCCCAGAGTACGTTTGATCAGGTGCAGAATCAAAGCTTACAACGAGATCACCAGACCAACCTGTACCATCTGTCCTCTCTATACTGACACTTATGAATGGGTTTTCATCTGCACTGTAATTAAGTGCTTGGTTTTCTATATCACCCCATGTAAGAGATATCTTACTTGTTGCAGGTGTAAGTGTGCCATTTACTGCTGACCAACCTTCAGATGAATTGAAAAATCCAAAGGAGTATACTGGCAAGATTGCATCAATAGCACCTGCTACAATCTCATTAACCTCTGTGTAGGATGCCTTTAGCGCTATCTGCCCTGCCTGAACAGATATTTCTGACTCTGCATCTGTTATTCTTCCTTCAGCATCTGTTATCCTTCCTGCCTGAATTGCTACCTCTGAGTTAACACCATCAATAAGGAGATTGGCCTCAGAGAACGCATTGTCAGTATAAGAGAATGCCCTATTCCTTATTTGTCCATTACTTGGATCAACTTCAAATACGGCATCTGTCAATCCTGACATTCCGCTATCTAGATCTCTCCTTAGCTGAACAGATGCTGCTGCTGTGTCGAATAGTGCCTTATCTGTATCCTTACGGCTAATCTCTTCCGAGCTTATTCTCAGTAAAAAGTCATCATTGATGTTATTTACTAAGTCAGTAAGATCTCCTAGTTCACCACCAGTTGCTGCATCAATATAGGGGCTTCCAGTTACAATATTAGACTCTGGGGAATATGGACTGTCCACATTAGCCGCTACAACCTTAAAGTTATATTCAAAGTTTCTTACAAGACCAGATACACGTATAAATCCAGTGTCCGTCAGTTGGTCGTAATCATTGTTTCCCCCAGTTTGTGGGATATTAAACACCTCAGCAAGTTCTACCCATGTATCCGTCCCTACTCTCTGGTAGCTGAGCTTTATCTTGCTAAGGTAAGTACCATCATGTGTAAAGTTAACCACAACTGTCTGACTGTCAACAGGAGTTACAGTTGTTAACTCAGGCGGTACAGGTATAACTATGTCAGGATCAAAGGATATTACCTGCTTAGCCTTATTTGTACTCTCACCAAAAGCATCAACCCAAGTGATGTTGAACACATAAGGTGTTCCATCTGTCAAAATTAATCCATCAGGGATGGTTATTGTCTGTGGTGTAGAGGATATTACCTCTTTATATCCAACAGGAGGAGCCTCATTAATGTCTGTACCTTCCCACATCCTAGCTATTGCACCAACAACATCTGAAGGAATAGATGGTGAATATGATAACTGTAAGCTCCCTATATCCTCTACTGTGACGTTTGGTGCAGGTGGTGCTATGTTAGTAGTCGTCAGTTGAGCAAGTCCAGTAGAACGAACCTCAGAGTCCACAGCAAGCACTTCTAAATCAAACGTCCTCTCATATTCCCCAAAGAAGTCAGTGAGCTCATCACTTGAGAAGAAGTGACTCCTATCTTGCCCACTAACAATTACCTCTTTTTGAATCACACCCTGTGCAATCCTCAACTTGAAATGTGATAAGGTTGTACCACCCGACTCTTCAACTTGATCCCATGAGACCATAAACTCATCACTGAAGTATTCACTACTTGGAGTTCCGTCTGGCAACAGCACTTTCAAGTTTGTAGGTGATGGCAAGACAGATCCAGCAGTTGCACTTATTGAAATAGTTTCAGATATAGGTTGTCCAGCTTGTTGCCCTGCAAGTACAGGAAACACCCTTATAGAATATACACCTTCCTCTAGAGGATTGTTTACGGAGGATGAAGGTGATGACACAATCCCACTAGAAACAACTCTTGAGTTATCTTCTCCTATTGGGGTAAATTCCCAAGTGTACCCATACTCATACCCACCAACAATAGCGCCCCATGTAGCTGTAATTCCACCTAAGTTTTGCTGGATTGTTAAATTGAGGATATCTTGCTGTGTCTGAGAGGGGGTGTATCTGTATTTGTGAACAACAAGTGGTGTGCCGTTTTCTACATGACTATACAAAGAGTCATTATACTCTACCCCCTCTACAGAGAGTACACCATTTGAATCATCAACGCCAAGCACCTTAATTAGTGTTGGTTTCACTCCCTCCACATCAGCATCATCTACACCAAAGGAGGTGAAGTCCTCTAGCAGTGTGGGTAGTGGGCTTACTAATGTTATACTCTGAGGTGTCCAAGATTGGATTGCAATTTTTGTAGGAACACCTCTGCCATTATCCACAGTGAACACTGGGGAAGACAGTCCAGTAAGATCAATAGGTGTCCTTGGGTCAATGTTAATTTTTGTGGTTGTTGATCCCTCTTTTACCACCTTTCCACAATAGTTTATGTTGGAGTGTAGGCGATCATATAGCTCAACAACTTCTCCAATCTGAATATCCTCGTGAGCATGTCCAACTTTGAACACATAAGAGGATGTAGCAATCTGAGAGGTAATTAACAATTTACGTATTGCTCTTCTCGCCTCAGCTTCTCTGGTGCAGTTGTCTAGTTTTAGCTTCTTACTAACAACACCATACTTATTAATTGCATCTTGGTTCTGGTCATAGATGATAGTCTTCTTGTAAACGTTATCCTGATCTTCAAACTCCGCTTCAACAAAGTTTATCTTCTTATTATCAGACACAGTTGTTCTTTTTACAGAACCACCAACAATATCATAAGTGGTTATTATCCTCCTCTCAGGTATCTGCCTGTCAATAATGACACCGATCCTGCCTGATGTGTCTTCATACAACTTAGCATCTGCTGATCCAACAATCTCAGAGGCAAGCTTATAGTAATTGTCTGCCTTGATAACATATTGGCTGAAAGAGTGCCGCTTACTCCCACCCACCATCTCTTGGCTATATTTATGCAACTCATCAAAAGAGGTTATATCAATCTTGTCTATAGGGAGGTTTCCACCCCAAAGGCCATCGGTTAGGACTGCCATAGCGTTCCATGCAGGACTGTCAGAGGTTGAGCGGGAGAAGTCTCCAGTAAGAACTTGCTCTTGACCTATAGTCTGGTATACAGGGACTAGTACCTGATAACCATCTACAAGGTATTGCCTCTTGGGTATCTTGCCAGACACATCACTCGCAACGATTGTACCACTAGCATAAGAAATTTTATCATACTTTTGGGTGTCTCTATAAATCTCAGTTACTGTCGCAGCAGTCCAGCCCCCGTTCACAGAAGTTCTGTAGTAATTACCCCTGACTTCCATCTCAACCCTATATTCCCACAGGCTAGACTCAAAACCTGATGGGGCATCCAGTGTAACCTGTATTGCTGTTGGGTTTTTGGCAGAGAAATCTGTGTACCTTGTACTCCCATGAGCAGCAACAGATCCATCAGGATTTAGCGCGGTAACAGAGAATCTAGCCTTTGCTGTCTTCTCTCTATTTTTGTCATCTTTGTGGGTGAAACTTGGGGATGTGAAGTTCACCCGCAAACCAACAACACCTAAGCTAGTTACTTTCCTGTTAAAAGTCGTTGTTGAGAAATTACCCTCACCTACATCTGTAATGTCTGCTTGTTTGCCAATTTGTATTGTTCTTTCTACATACTTGAAATTTCCATCCCAAGGCAATGATGAACCTCTACCATCATGGAAGTACATTTTAGATTGTGGGAATTCTCCCACTGTTAAGGGTGTCTCATCCAGATAAACCCGCTGTATACCTCCCACTGGGCCAAGAGAGATTACATCTACAAAGTGAGAATTACTTTTACTACCATAAACGACCTTTTGACCTCTTATTTTATAGAGTTCGTGGTCAAATCCCTCAGGAGGGGTCTCCGTGGGTTGTACCTTGTATCTTACAGGTTTACTGTCAAACATATTACCTCTCTTACTTTACATAAAGGCTTGAATCTATTCCATGAGAAACAACACGACTACCTACAAGCCTTGTGCCAAGGAGGACTGGTGTAACACCTCCCTGCCCTATGACGTTTTCAGGGGATTCCCAGTTAGCACCAGATGCTGTATCTTTATTCATATCAAGTTTTGGTGCCAATAGGAGCGCAACACCTACAGCAATAATGGCAATGACTATCGCAATAATCTCATAGACGTATGCACCATCTGTACTGGGGAGGATATGAACCTTGCAATTACTAAGTGGAAGGGCTTGCTCTGGATCATATATTTCTGTAAAGTTTCCCGACTCATCCTCAATAACGATTGAGAAATGGTCTTCATTTTTTATGAAAGATGGGAATGCACTTTTAAATATAAGCCTCATCAGCATGGTCATGCTATCAGCGGAGAAGCTTACAGGTTGGTCACAATAACTCTCTTTAAACTTCCCATGAAAAATTACCTGATGTTTACTCATTTCCCACCACCATTATTTCTGTACAACTCACACCATCAGTTCCAATTATCCAAAAGGGGAACTGGCACATCTGCTGTGATTTAAGGTCTGCACCACTGGGGGTGTTGTCCATTTTAGGATGTGAATGTACTAGCGCATCAAGTGACTCTCCTATTTCAAAAATAAGAACCTTATCTTTTGCACTTAATCTGTACCTATTCTCTGGTTCATTAGATACATTATCTAGCTCAACAAACTTACCACCTACAACACACCCAACCATTTCGTTTGGAAACCTTTTTAAGGCACACCTTTCTATTTCTAGTTTAAGATCTTCTTTCATCATCTGTCCTTGGCAATAGTTCTATCGAGTGCAGGGAATACGTTAATAAGTGACTCGCCGCTGTTTGGTGTTCCTGCACTAAATGTCACAGTCGGGACTTGGATATCACGGGAGAGGGGGTCTTGAGTGTGAATGGTCTTTTCCCCTATAATTTTGTCATTATCTTCTATGTAATCAACTATATGATCGATCCTTTTAGAATATGCAAGCGGGTTGGGGGTTGCACCTGTGTCAAGGAAATCACCATATACTTTTAGCTCTAACACCCTTGCCCCTTGTAAGGAGCCACCAACCTGATCTATAAACCTTGAGAGTACAAAGTCCTCATTGTCCCCTATGACAAGTTTAGACCCTGACTTGTTGGCCTTAGCATTTCTCTTCACCTGCTTAAGCTCATACGGATAGGGTGTGTACCTATTCCCTTGGTAAAGATACCCTGTTCCATCTTCTCCATACGAATTTGTAAACCGCCTTATGTGTAGTGGGTTGTTGGTGATATGTGTCATATCAATAGTCAGAAGGTAGACAATGCCCCCTAAGAATTCTCCAGCCCTTTGTTGTGCCAGTGTTGCCACAATATCACCTCCAATTTAAACTGTGTTGTATAAAAACTTCAGGTCAAGACTTGCCTCGAATACATTGCCAGCGGGGTTAACCACCTTGAGTGTGTTCGGGACTACAGTCCATATCCTGTTTTGGTTTATTTCAAAAGGCTTCCACTCTACTTTATTAAGATGTGCTGCCTTATAAAAACTTCTGATATCATCTATCGTACTCACCTTTCCAGCCAACACCTCCGCTGGTGAGTAGTATTCCAGATGCATCCATTTTACTGTCCACACCTCTTCCCGACTAGACTCTGCATCTGCACCAGCAAAAGATCGTTGGAACACCTTACTTGAGTATGAAACCTCATTAATGGCAAACCCCTCACTTCTTGGTGCAGATGACCTGTCTATCTTATCTTGGTGTGGCAACTGTATAATTGCCACTATTAACTCCTTATGCCCTTACACTCTGCAATCTACATACAAAATACCCAACATTGGTGGAAATGCATCAAACCAACCCTCTTCACTTCCCATTCTTATTCCTCTTTACAAGTTACGGACTGATACTGTAGCACAAGGCTAGAACTGGTTCAACAATCCACCATAGTTTTGTTCATGTTGTATTGTCTCCATTGAAACACCCTCAGAGATTTGCTGTACCCTAGTCTCAAAGTTCCTCAGAGACTCGTCAATGAGTCTAACTGTGTTCTCTGATGCATCCCCTTGGATATTGATAGAAAGTGGCATAGATACGCTCCTGTTGCCTCCACCAGCACTTATTGGCAGTCCAGCATTCATCCTTCTCAATGTGTCCTTGTATTGAGATGTGGCAGGCGCTGTGATAACAGATTCACCACGAGCGATGTTTGCTTTGATGCTATCTGACCTTCCAGTTCCAGCACCTTGGATATCAACACCACCAAATGCAAATGATGGCTCATTGAGGGATGAGGCCATCTGGATTATCTGTGTTCCCTGCAAGAATGCCTGGGCGTATGCTGGTATGTTTTCGGGCCAAGGGAGCTTATTAGCCTCTGCTATACCCTGAACAAGGGACACTGACGCAGAGAAAACCGCTGCTGCTTTTGATAGCTTAGCGAGTTTCTTGTTATTACCAGCGACTGCGGATAGATTAGCTAGACCAGCAGAAATGCTGTCAGCAGTATCTTTTGCCCTGATGAGGCTCATATTTTCAGCACTTTTTCTGAAACTCTCTACCCTTGCTTCATTGGCCTTGTCTTCGTACTCCCTTATGAGTTCTGCACGTCTTTCCTGATACGCAATCTCATCCTCTATACCGAGTTCTTTTGCCTCAGCATCCATCTCCCTGAGCCGCTCTCTCAACTCTAGCTTCACAGCATCAGCGGACTCTACTGCGAGAAGTGCACCTTCCTCATCAACTACCAACCCTAGTGGTAAGTATAACTGATTCTTCTCATCCTGAAACTTCTCATTAACTGAGGCGAGAAGAGCCTCTATAACTGGATCATCAACCTCAAGTCCTTGAGAGAGTGCTACATCCATAATGGTTTGGATTGATCTACTGGCTGCATCTTGTATTCCAGCAAGTGAATCCTCTCGGATTAAACCCCCAGACAAATCAAATGTTAAACCTAGTGACTCTATATCTTTCAGGTCTTGCAGCTTTATCTGGAGATCCGCAACAGCCTGAGCTTTGTCAAGTAACTGCTGGTAGTCCTCTGACTCCAGATCAATGCCTTGCTGTAGTGCTGTGTTCCTTGCGTTAAGCTCCATGTTATAGCGGATATATTCATCAGAAGTTTCTGACACACCAGTGGCAAGAAGTCTATTAAGCTCTATGGATTTCTCTAGAGATTGAACTGTACTACTGTTGGAGTCAAACTGTCTGAGTGCTGTGAGTTTACGCATCTCAGCCTGTAGCTCTACAAGGGCAACAGTTTCCTTTTCAAGCCTTTTAAAGTTGTCATCTGTGATAGAGCCACCAGAGGAAAGGGTTTTGTTCCTCAAGTCAATAAGAGCAGATATCTTATTATACTCAAGGGAGTTCTTCTGTAAGCCTTCCCCAACCAACCTATTCAACTCAATCTCTTTTTTAAGAGAGTCTTGTTGGTTGAGAAGTGACTTCTCTTTTTGGATACTGATGTTAAGTAGGATGTTTTGTTCAGTCAAGTCTGACTTGGCTTGGATTACCCGCCTAATCTGATCAACTTCTTCTTTATTCCCTTTCGGATCTAAGCCTTTCTCCCTAGCAATAGCTAGTGTCTCTTCCTCTACCTTCGCCTGTCTATAAGCAGCAGACCGTATGTCTCTGGTAGAGATGAAAAGGTCTTGTACCTTCTTTTGTCCAGAAAGCTCTTTCTCTAGTGACTCTATGAAAAGCTCTTGTTCTAGGGTAAGTTTTTTAGTAGAAACTACAGCAGATTCCCTTGCTTGAAGCACCTCTGAAACTTCTTTCTTTTGCATTACAAGGGATTCTTTTCTTTTATCAAGAAGAGCAACTTCTGCGGTAAACCTTGGATCTACCACCTGTGTTACCGCACCCCATGAATCAGACATCTCTATTAGTGGTATTGCGCTGTTGCTCAGTTCATACAACCTCTTTGCATTTGCAGCAAGCTCATCATTTAATCGGGTAACTTCCTCTTTCAAGGTTTTTGTAGATTGAGCCGTGAGGTTTTGTTCTTCCTTGTACCTGCGGAGATCCGTCTGTGAATCTGTCTCTGCACTTTGCAGTATTAAATCTAAACCTGTGTTTGCTGTCTGGGTTATCTCTCTCAGGATTGGCATTGCATTACTTGCTGCCTTCTCCCACAACTCGCTCCACTTCTGTCCAAAGGTATCTAGATCACCTGCAAGTGTATCTGCCTGTGCTGCTGCTATACCCTTTACCTTACCTTCTAGCGCATCTAGTATGATAACTTGTGCACCATATGTGTCACCAAGGGCTTCTGCCTGTTTTACAGCTTCATATTGCTCTTTATTAAAATCAACACCAAGTTCCTTAAGTTCTGTGTAGTTTTTAACTGGATCTTGTAGTGCTTTCCCTATCTTCTTAACAACTTCTCCTGCGGAAGATAGTCCTGTTGCTTGGAAGTCGTTAGCCAGTGCTATCGTTCTAGAAAATGCATCTCCAGATACCCTATCAAATACAAGTAAAGAGGAGATTAGCCCCCTCATCTCTTCGGTACTGCCCAGTGTGGACATTGCAAAAGATCTCGCCATGTCATCAAACTGTGCTGCTGTATAACCCGCTGCACCACCTGTTATTAGCACCTGTGCTTCTAGCTGTTTCATTGCAACTTCTGTGGCAGAGGCTGTTTTAATCCCTGACCGAAGACCTAAGACCAGTGCACCTATTCCAAGACCAACTGCTGCAAGTGAAATTGCACCACTCTTAAGAATGCTAGAGAGTGCTGTCATACGAGAGGCTATACCACCAAGAGGGCCATCAAGGACCTGTACTTGCTTTCCAGCATCATCTAATCCCTTGGCGAACTTTCCAAATGCCTCAGAGCCCTCTTCTGCACCATCATTTGCAGAGTTTTGTGCCTTTCTAAGTGCCTTTAATCTTGCGGTGGCAACCTCTTGGGCTTTAGTTGTCTTGAGGATCTGCTTGTATTCTTTGGATTCGGTATCAATACCCTTACGCAGTGCAACATCTTTGGCGAGGATCTCTGCCTTGAGTTCAGCATACTCATCACTTAACTCATCCAAACCTCTCTGCTGGAGAGAAAGTAGACTATTAGCCTTTATTGATGCAGCTTCACTAGCTTTTAATGCATTGGTTGTCGAGTTAGTAGTTGCAACTAGTTCCTTATTAGCAGCTACAGCCTTTTCTTTAGCAGAGATATTCTCAAGTAGTTGTTGGTAATCCTTTTCTGCTGTATCAATATTCTTCTTAGCAGCAACCTCTTGGGCAAGGATTTCCCCTTTAAGCTTACTATAGGAATCACTAGTCTTAGAGAGACCCTTACTCTCTAGATCAAGAAGTGCAATAGCCTTGTTTCGTGCAATCTCACTTTGCTTAACAGCATTAGTCACTGCATCTGTAGACTTGGCTGCATCATCATTTATCTTTGTTTGTTTGTTTTGAGCAACAAGTAATTTCTCTAATGTGGTTATGAGTGAATCAAGTGCTGCTGTGGTTTTCTCTACGCTCTCTGAGCCAATTTTGAGTTCAGCTTCTCCAGCCATTAATCGCTCCCCCATTTATTCATTACTGCCCCTCTAAATATTAGATCCATTTCCATAATGGTCTTATACTCCCAAGGGGATATGCTCTCACCTGATAACCTCATGTGCGTTTCTATTTTAAGAGGATCTAGGGGTTCTATCCCTTCCGAGGAGGTTCTTCTTATAAAGTGTAAGCTCCAAAAGAGTTCTTGTAGCGGCGCTATGTCAGATACATCTAGATTCCTTTCCCTTTCAAGAAGTGGTGACACCTCTCCAAAGTTCTCCTCTTTTAGCTTGTGAAGATTTCTCGCCCTCTTCCCTTTACGATCTGAGACATCCAGTTCAGCATAGAGCTCTATCCATTCGTATGCTCTATGCTGGCAACTGGCAAAAAATTCTCTCTCTCCCTCACAGCTACCGCAATTTGATTGTAAACTTGGTTATTGTCATCATCTGAGAAGCAGTCAATCGCTGCCTGTTGAGAGAACGGTTCACCAAAGAACTCTTCATCCCATTCTTCAATTGCACACGCTACAGTAAGAACCAAGAGCTTCTGAGTGGCATCTTCCAATAACTTAGTTTGCTCATCAACCAATTCCTTGTTTTCTGGTTCACCTTTGATCTTTTCCTGAGCATCAGCTAGGATGTCTTGGTATTCACGTAGATGTGGTGTATACTTCTTAAGGAACACAGAATCTTGTTGACCACGGAGCAAAACCCACCCAACTGGATAGCCTTCTACTACTTCATCACCAACCAATACATCTGCTGTGATATCTAACTTTAGCTTTCTGAACTGAACACCCTTGAGTGTCATCTTCGGCAATTTAACCGCCATCTTTATACTCCTTTAAATAACTTTAAAATATTCCAAATTCTGAACCCATATCCCGTTTATACGCATTATAGTAGGTGTAACCATACCAGATGGTGCTTGTCTTGAGAAGCCACCTTCTAGGTCATCTATGTACTCAACTGGGTTATAGTAAATAACCTCAGATCCTAATTTGAGTTGTTTGATTTGCCCTTGCATTGCATCAAGTGATGCCTTACCTTTCTCAAAACCAGATGGCTCCCTCACAGGTTCACCACGATCAGAATTTGTTACATTCCAATTAGAGGATGCCAACCCCGTTCTGAGAGGTGTGTGCCAAACTAATGAGCCACCTATATCATACAAGGTGGCTTCATAAGAGAGGATTAAATTCTCCTTAACCCTCTTCAACTCTTTAATAGAATCCCTGATCGCTTCCGATAGAGACGCCATAGAGCTATGCCACGTATGATGCCATTATGAAGCTGTCAACACTCTCTGCATCAACGATAGCAGATCCAGTGATGGATGCTGTCACTAAGCCTGTGGAGTTGTTTAGAGTGTAGCCAGTGGCTTTAAAGGAGGGCAGGTACATAACAAGTGATTTGTCAGTAGCGCGATCCTTCAATTGCAGCATGATACGAGCACTATTCTCATTCTGGAAGTTGATGTAATCTTGCTCACTCTGGAACAATGCCTCATAGTCGAGTGTGATACGCAGCTTAGCAGAGATTGCACCAGCAGCATCATAACTACAACCAGTGAAGAACGTTGATGTACCATTCTCAATACCTAATGTCCCCGAAACCCAAATGCAACGAGTATCAGTTGTATTAGAGATAATTGCACCATCTTGTAGTACAACAGGATCATACTTAATATGCGCTGCTGGTGTGATGTGAGCAGATTCACCATTGGTTAATGTTGGGTCAAAGTCTTCATACTCAGCACTTGCCCGTTTACCAGCCCCAATCATCGAGAAGGTTGATTTCACTGTACCCTCTGAAGGTAAGTCAAATGAAGTACCTGTAACCACAGCACCAGCAGTCATGAATCGTGCAACAGTAGTCCCATCCTCAGCAAACAGGATTTCCTCTGCGTTGAAAGACTTTAATTTCTTAGCAGGACGGAGTGTTGATACTGGAGAGATGGTAATGTCTGTTGGAGTTGCTTCTAGTGTAGCCAACTTCTGAAGTGGTGACATAAATGTTGCAGTTGTACCTGTGATGCCTGTTAACACCACAACACCAATTAAGCCCTGCACAGCAGTTGCGGAGATATCTGACAGACGGTAGATGTTACCAACCTTGGCATCCAATGCTGTTTGTTCCACAGTCGTCAATGGGATGGTTACAGAGTACAAAGTACCAGTAACAGATACACCAGTCAATACTTGTTCTGTACCAGTAAGGGTGAATTCACTGTATAGTAGAGACTCAAACAACTTGTTATAGTTCTCTGGATCAACTTCAACAGGGAATGAACCTGCCACGTTGTTGTTGCCAAGACGAACACCTGCTAATTGTGAATTAGGTGTGCGTGCTTCAGACTCTAAAGCGTTGCGAGTTGAATTGAAAGTACCATCATTGTTTTGAAAATATTTAGCACCGGAATAGGCACTAGGTGGCTTTCCCCAACCGTTATCTTCTTCAAGTAAAGAGATGGTTGAGTTGTCACCCTTAAAAACTACATTAGCTGTCATATATTAATTGCTCCTAGTTATTATTTTTATAGTAGATTTCACAATCAATAAAGACTCTGTTGAATAACCTTCCAGTCTCATTGTCTGCTACAACTATAGGTTGTTGGTATGTTTTTAAAATAGTCAGCACATTATCACCAACTGTTATGTGCTTGTTATTTGGAAAGTGATCTTCAATAGCACCACATATGGCTTCATTTGTATGTAGCCCAAAATCCTTGATTGTCTTCACCCATAGACTGTATTGATACAACTTGTGAGATAAGCCTGCTTCAGATGGTGTTCTTATAAATTGGGGTGTCTTCACCAAGAAAGCTTCAACCCAAGATGATGATTGACTCATGTCTGTTGGCGCCTCACCTGCAACTATTTGCAGATTACCTGTGGTAGTAACTCCATAGGGAGTGAGATCAACAATCCTCTCATTTGGTTCAGCGGATGGTGATGCTGTACCTATGGTGAGTAAATGTGTAGCCAGTGCTCTTCTTACCTGTAGATCAATAAATATTGACATCTAACCTCCCAAGTACATTCTAACCAGTATTGGTGTAACACCATCTGGCATAGTAATACGGGTGTTAATGACACCAACCTCACGACCATCTGGGTAGACAAACTTTGCTGATTTATTTGTTATCAATTTCTTAAGATCATTATTAGCCACACCCTCATCATTAATGGCAGGAACAATAATCTTGAAGAGTCCGTTGGCTAAACTGGGATCAGCAAAGTCACGCCCATTATAAGCTACCTGTGCAAAGTAAGTTTCAATGTTCAGTACCAACACTGTACCACCCCCCATAGGATCAGCTTTATATGTTTTAATCCTCCCCTTCTGGAGATTACCAGCCTTTTTAATTGTGGCTAATACCTGTTGCTGTTCTCTCTCAAATGGCATACCATCTCACCCCCCATTCTCGCTCTGTTACGTTGACACCATCAACATACCAAGCTGCAACATCTTCTTTCCAGTAAGGTGAGTTCATGTAAGCAGTGGAGATAGATTCTTTGTTGATGGTCTTCTGTGTAAGCGCCTCAGAAGGGCTAGAGAAGGTTATCCCATCAAGTGATGCTAGTTCACCACCAGATGACAAAAGTTGACTAGAAGAGTCAATAGCCACGTTATTCTCAAGGATAGCTATTACAAGTCCATATGGACTAGATTTACTCTCAACGATCATGTCAACTAGTTGTGCATCTGTGTACTTTGGTGTGGAGATATCAGTGTCATCTAAGTAATCACGCATTATAGTAATAGGGTTGTTATTGTCTGATGGGCATGTACTTAATCCAGCAATCTTTGCATTGATCATAGAAACAACATACCGTAGTGGTATTACGTCTAACATTCTCCACAACTCAGCATCAGTGTATATCAATTCACCCTCATCTACATCACCTGTAAGCACCCTAATTCGTGTGATCGGATCTTGTATGTTTAATGGGTTATATGTCCAAGGAACATCTGTTACAGGCTCTCCTGTGACGTTTCTCCACACAGTGACTCTTGTATCAACCACAAGGAGAGGGATCAATAGTGTATCTGGAAATTTATAAGGTACAACTAAGTCCTTTAAATAAGACCTGAGCAATGCCAACTGTGCAGCACCATCCAAGCCATCTCTTTCTGGTATATCAGTGATAAGTGGCATTGGTGCTCCTTATGTTATTCAGCAGGTAGTAACCCTTTCTTAATAGCCTCTTCTTCTAGAGTAGCTAGCATAGATTTCATACTAATTGCACTAGACTTCTTTAATTCGATATCAAACTGTGCAGCATATCCAATCAAGTCATCTTTAGTTAGAAGTAGTTTGGCATTCTCCATAGCGAACACACCACGATCTTTATCGAGCTCTAGTGGTGTAGGAACCTCTTGTGGAGATTTTACAAACTTAGCAATAGGGTTAATAGGGTCAGACAAGGAAAGCTCTACAGGGCTCACCAAGCTCTTCATTTCAGCTTCAGTACCAATTACCCCATTATAGAAATGTACATGAAGGTGGTATAAACTGGCAAATGTTGGGACTTGATCACGGAACTTCAAACGCATACCACCAATGAAGATGTCATCACACAGGACAAACCACTTTGCATCCCACGGGTTAAAGATACGTGACTCAATGTTTAAATTTTTCATAAATACTCCATGTTGCGAAAAAAGGGCAAGACAAGGATATGTCCCTATCTTGCCCTTTTTAATTTAAACTTAGATCACATCAGCAAGGTACAAACCAAGTGCTGGAGCTACAACGTGATAGCTGAACGCAGTCTGACCTTCAATCATCTCAGAGCTTAGACTCTCTTCACGATACCGTTTGATAGCTGTGTTACCCAACGCACCTCCGTCAGGGTAGAGACCAGTCCACTGACAGCAAACACCAGCAGTAGCAGAGTATTGACCACTGGAATTCATATCAACATGCATCAATAGGATACCATTACCACCAACGAATTGGTTAGCTAGATCAGTATCACCAGCGGCATTAGTTGCATAACCTTCTGAGTTCACAGTGATGGCATAAGTTGCACCATCAATAGTTGCAGCAGCAGCAGGTTCAACTACATCCAATACGAAGATACGTGATGGTGACAGGCCAAGGTGAGATGCAATAGTATCTAGCACAGCATCATCAGAACCACTATTACCATTGGTATACAGTTTGGTTGTCTTGATCACTTGGTTACGCTTCATAGCTGTAAATACAGAGCGTGGCATAACCATAGTGTTAGGACGCAGACCAGACTTCAATTGGATAGTCTCCATAGCCGCATCTAGCACATCCAAAGGTGCTGAAGTTGCCTTGGTGAATTTCTGGAATGCACCAGCTTCTACTGGCTCACTTACTGTAGCGCCATCTTGTCCAGTCCAGTCAGTTGCCCATACACCAGGAGCTAAGAATGCAGTGGCGAGAGCCTTCTCTTTGTTAAGCAGGAACTGGCGTGTAATGAATGCAGTTGCATCTTCATATACACGGTCAATAGGCATATCAGCGTTAGCTACTTGTTCATCGGTGACTGGCTGCTTCAGTGCGAATACAGCAGTTGTAAAGGTCTTACGGCTTACACCATACTTAGCCATTGAAGCTTCAGTGCCTTCAGCACGAGCTTTAACTTGGTTGACCATGAAGTATGCTGGTTCATAGAAGTAGTATTGATCTGACTTCTTAGAGGAGTTAAAGTTAGAAACGATGCTACGAGCCTTGAACTCCGTATCTTCTTGAACTACTTTAACTGAGTAATCAGAAAGAGGGCGGTCATAGTGAACTACACTTTCAGTGATTACGGATTTAGCTTTGTTTACTTGTTCAGACATTAATTTTATCCTTGTATTATTTATTATTTGTAGTTATTATTATTGGAATAAATAATTAACCATAGATAGCAGTAAATTCTGCTGTTTGACGGACACTCGCACGAGCAGCAGCTAGTGCAGACTTGTCATCAGAATTACCACCGTTGGCTTCAACTAATGCCTTAGCCTTGGTGTCTACATACTCTTCTGGGGATAGGTGTAAAGCCTCCTCAGTAGAACCTGTATCTCGGAACAGATCACCAGCCATAGTGATATTAGCTGCAACAGCTAAAGCTTTGGCGATTACTGCATGTTGCTCTGGTGCCAGTTGTTCAATATGCAGCATTGCATCAACGATAGCATCAGTGGGGTTGTCCTCTGTACTGATACGCTTATATTCACTTGCACCTTTTTCGAGTGCTTTAGCTCGTACAGTCGCCTTCAATTCAGCTTCTAGCTTAAGTGCTTTAGCTCTTTCAGTACGGGCTAGATCAGCTAGAGAGGGATCAACTAGTTCAAGTGCTTTCATCTTATCTTCAAATGAACGCTCACCTGAAACCTTCAATGCTTTAGACTTCTCAACTCGTGAATTGGTCTCATCCCAGACTTCATCCCATATCTTGTTCCACATAGCTGTATCCTCATACCACTGTGCACAATCCAAATTACACACAATGTCATAGATGATGTTAAATACTTCACAAGAATCGGCTTCTGGAGCCTTAGCTTTGATATCATTAACCATCTTGGAGATAGCATCTAATGCAACCTTGGATGCCTCAACATGCTCCTCAACTGACAGCATTTTGGCAGCTACACCTTCAGTACCTTCTGATTCAACCACCAATTCCTCTGGTTGCTCCTCAGTAATGACTTCTTCTGTTTCATCTGCAACTGCTGCCACTTCTTCTGTTTGTTCAACCACAGCTTCCACAGGAGCTTCTACAACCCCCTCTGCTACAACTTCTTCCACAACCACTTCTTCAACAGGTGCATCTTCAACTACCACCTCCTCAGTCGTGACTTCCTCTACAACTGCCTCAGCAGCATCAAGAGATTTAGCTTTGTCAAGTTTTTCCTTCAAAGCTTTACCCTCCTCAGTTTCTATAAGAGATACACCCTTAAGTTTTGTTAAATTAATACCCAATGCCCCTTCACCCACAATCGAAATGGTGTGTACTTGGTAATCAGTCAAGACTTTACCAGCACTACCCTCACGATCTATAATGGGGATATTACTTTCAACTGTCATACTGACTCCTCGTTGAGAATATCATGTTCATACACACCACCTTCTGGACTGTACCCAGCAAGCTCCCCACTGACAATCATTTCCCAAATAACATCACCAACATGACTGTGATCAATTTCAGTCTTAGCCATCCATGTACCAGCAGTCATAAGTTGACCATTGATCTCACAATCTCCCTCTAAGATGTATGATTCAATCACTCTGGCGCAATCAACATCTAATTGGTGGTTTATATCACATTCACCAAAATGGTTCTTATTGTAATAATGGCAAGCCGCTTCAACTTCATTAAAAGAAAGTGCTTCGTCATGTAAGTCAAACCTGTTAGGGACAAGAACTGGGCCAATAAGATGACGCTTTACATCATCAAACTCCCTAACATCTGGAATTATAACTTCCAAATTAATCCCCTTAAAAATATTGAATATTACTAGGCTTCAAACCCATACCAACTAATGCATCTCTGATTTTATTTTTATGATACATGTAGTTCTTATTCCCACCCTCAATATAACCAGAGTAATACAGATCAGATTGAACCCTGAGTGTACTAGTGGTACTATCCCAACGAGTAGCTAGGCTGCGGAGGAAAACCCCTGAATCAACAGCAGCTACACCTCTGACCTTCTCTCGTAGATAGTCTCTGATTTTGTTTAGTTGTGATTTTGTCAGGTTGAATTCAGACAGACGTATGTCATAATAGAATCCACTCATAATCACTACTCATCTTTCAAGATAGATTTCAATGTAGGATCTGTTATGTCATCTATGGTTGTCTCTGGAGTTTCCTCCTCAGAAACAAAACCATCTCCATTCTTCAATGGTTCTTGATCTCCAAGCCCTTGTAACTTAGACTTAGCCTCTCTACGCTCCCTCAGAAGCTCATCCTGACCAGCCACATCTACACCTAACACTTGACCAGCTTTGTTCTGAATCTGCGGTGTGATGTCGAATAGACCCATCTCAATTGACTTCTGCAATGCACCAAAGAATTCTGTAATATCATCTTTGACAAACTCACTAAATGAAATCTTAGGAAGATAATGATCTTTATCAGTGACGCCCTCTCCGTTGATGGCGAACAGTCTTGGTATTGCCTCACCATTGATAACCCCTGCAATCTGTGCCATATACCCACGTAGAGAGTTTATGAACACTTCTGACTGATTCTTACTCAGTGCATAGCTACCACCTTTACCTTGGATAGTCATGAATTGAGCAAGCATAGACCGAGCTATGGTCTGTTCTTTAGCGTCAATAACTACCTTGGCATCTTGAATTCGAGTGTTGCCACCTCCCTCCTGAGAGCCCATAAGACCAACTTCAATAAGGAGGTGCCCGTTTTCATCTCTGTCTGCTGGTAATGAGAATGCATTATCTTTACGAGAGTCAATGCCACGTACAGCAGCCTTAGCAGCAGCAACAGCAGCACGATCATTCGGAGCCTGACTTCCAGCAATCTTCGAGTGTATACGGGTGTAAGGAATACCCTCTAAACTACGTCTGAGGCCAACCATCTGGATCTTACTTGCATCAATCAAGTCAACCCAATCTAGGTAGGCACCCTCAAGGATACTCTTACCAGTTGGATCATTGTTCGATGCTGTAGTTCGGAATAGCAACATACGTGACTTAGGTATCTTAATCTCAACAGCATTACGCTGCAATACCTGAGTGATCCCAGTTAAACCTAGGTATCCACCACCTGCTGGTGTGTTCCACTTCTCAATTGTAAGTGGATCAATCGGAGTGAAGTTCTTCCACCCAATCTTACCATCTTTGTATCGACTGTTAAAGTTGGAATCCATGTCATAGCCTGTACGGGCTTTGAACTGTGGAACCATAACCTTGAAGCCCATTTCCAACATATCAAGAATTTCACCAATCACATCAGAGAACGGGGTTTGCATATCCTCAAGGCATTGCTCAAGGAACTTAGCCCTCTTCTTTGCCCTCTCACGGTCTGGATCATCTTGGTTTTCCATCACGGAAACTTTGGGTGTTTGACAAAGTGATTTGAATGCGAGTAGTATACCTGAGATGGTAGAGTTCATCTTCATCTCATTAAACACCCTCACCTTACCACTGATTGTTTTCAGCGTAGGGACGGGTACTCTCTTATCCAGATAGAGGTTATAATCAACATAACCATCTGAATCACCAACGTCTGGTGGTGCAACACCTTCTGTAAGATCGGGTGATGGGATTAATTCATGGAATGGGTCTTTTTCTTTTCCCATCAAACCCTCCTTTAGTTATAATGATAAAGAACACTGGCGTACAAATTGCAGAAACCAGTGTCATGTGAATATTGCCCCTATCCACTTGCCTAGCTCAGTGGCTGGGCTGGGTGGAGTTGAGGACTTTAACGGTAGCTTTCCGTCTTTGTAGAGTAACCCCTCTGGGTGCGCCCGACCACAATCTCGTAATCCGTTATAAGCGTGAGGGGTGTTGTTATTAGTCCAGAGTGGTTTTACACAACCCAATACACTCATAAGGTTGTAACCTAGTTTTATTTTATTTAACGTCTGGATAACTTGGAACCATGACATAACCCTGAATTAAACCACTTTACCGCACACAGGCTTGACCTTATTACAGGTATGGAAACACAACCAACAACTCTGGGTAACTTATAAGTATCCAGCACCTTTGTTGGGACGGGCAGTGTTTTACCTTCATCCAGAGTAAGTTCTTTTAAGATAAGACTGCTTTAACATCTCTGGCTAGATACGGCAGAATAATACACTTAATTGGTTGCTTTTCAGCTTCAAAATACTACCACAACAGGAGTTGAACCTGTATAAACTATTTATCAGTTAGCTGCATTATCATTATGCTATGTGGTAGTTTATTTAACAGCAGCTTCACGGACTGCTATGGTTGCCATAGTTGACTAAGTTACCAGTCCAATCTCTTATTAATGTCAATATATGCACATCCCCGCCTATGGATGGTGGTGAGTTAGATTGCATAACAATCATCATCTATACTATCAGTCGTCATATCATATGGATTGTAAGCATTGCCTGTCTTAAGTAAGTCTTCCATATCCTGATACAGATTACTGATACCTTCAGTCTTAGGTCTTGCATATGCAGCAGCAACACCTTCACCTGAGAATAATCCACGCATAGTTGACTTGAATAAATAGGTCAAACCCCATACTGTAGAATCAAGTCTATCTGGTGATTTACTATGCACCTGTGGGTTATACTCTGTCATCTGTGATTCTAACTCACGATGAATACCAACATGATAAATTTTACCACGTTCATATAGAAGACCAATTGGCTCTGCCCTAGCACGTTTACCCCGACTTGCAAACACTTTCTCAACTACCACATATGGATCAATGTTGAAAATGGCATTAGGGATAAAATCCCCACCGTTGTTTGTTTCAACAACAATTGCATCAGCACGATAGGTGTAATAGAGTTCAATTACTGTCTTGTAGATATCTGAAATCTTTCCTCTACGGGAAGCATCCTTAAAGACATAACCCTTATCACCCTTCCTGCCACAAACCACAATACCTGTTTCATCCGACTTAATATCTTCAACCACGTTAGGGTCAACACCTATGACAATGCTGTCCATGCTCTCTACAAGCTTCTGTAGGCGAGTATCATAATCATCATAGTTCTCACCAGCAACATCCAATTCGATACGCTTGATGCTCTCCATAGTGAAGATGGCATTGGTATTCTCCTCAAGGATCATACCTAAGATTTCTTGGTTGTATAGACTTGTACCTTCGCCCAACTTAACTTCATCAATGTATGATTGAGGTAGTGAGTAGTTGTCGAATGTTGTCCCTGTACGGAAGATGATCTTGCTTCTTGGTTTATCAGATAAGTCCTTAAGCTCTTTAATTTGGCTAATTGGCTTAGGAGATGTGGTGATAAGGTACTTAGGATCTCTACCAGCACGTAATGCCATCTTAGCCATCTTCCATACATCATCGTCCCCATTGGTGAATTTGAAAAAGCAGAACTCATCTGCCCATAGGAAGTGCAAGTTCTCACCACGAACACGGTCTCCGTTTTCAGCGGAGAATAGCTTAGCGGTAGCACCGTTAGGCCAAGTCAGAGAACCATCAGATTTGTTATAAGATGGTTTGAACCCTTTTGGGGATATCTGGAGAATACCAGATGAACCCTCAATCATGTTGGTTCGTCCCATACCAAATGTAGGGGCAATCAAACCAATACGAGCATTAGGGTATTCTATGGCGTAATCAATTACTGCTGGAGCACCACAGAAGGTTTTTCCATCATATTATTAAAGAGTTAATACTCTCCAGCCTTAAATTTACTTTCTCTTACAAACATCTTCCATTCAGAATATTTTGATTCTTCAGACTTACACCTACGGGTAATTGCCTTATGCCCAAGTCCAGTACCAGCAGTTGCATGTGTCATAGTCGGATAATAAACACCATCTATATTAAACCTGTATCCAAAAGCTCTGGCCTTGTTAATCAAAGCCTTTTCTTCATCTGATTTACTATTATATGTGTTTTTCCTATTACGCATCATTGACAGCAACTTACTCTCTGGCATACTCTCAAGTAAATTAACCCCATACATATGATTGTTAGCGCCGGAAACAGATGAATGCCCCTTGGATAATTTCCTCCCCAAGACTGCATCATCGGTTGGCCTCTCATCTGAGAATATATGCCTACCTTCTGACCCACTATACCACACAGGCTTTTCCAAGTTATGAGGTTTCCTGTTATACATAGGGTTCATGTCTCCTGCAACAGAAAGAGAGTAAGCTCTCTTGAACACAGTCCGCATGTATGGCTCTATCTTCCTGAGACCTTCACCACCATTCATGTTCAACGCAGTTAGAGCACGAAGCATAAGTTTTTCTTTGTTTGTACCTTTGTAAATTTTGGATAACAACCAATGAGCCAAGAAGTGTTCTCTATAATAAAGCCTAACTAGATTATCACCATCATCTGTCCCTCCTATGCAAATAGGCAGTATGTGGTGCAATTCAGTGTAACATCCAGAGATTATCACCCTGTTGTTTGCTGCTTTAATTATTGAATCATAAATTTTCTTATAGTCCATTGTAGTCTCCGTGACTGCTAGTTGTCTCCAACTAGATTAGATCATATCATATCTGGTGTCAATACCAGATCCCCCCGTTTCAGGATTATTTTATCCCTACTCTACTAGGTTCACATTGCTGTGCTTTTCGATGATCGTTGAACCTTGTTCCACTTGGGAACCTTGGCTGCTGATTGCCCATTAAACATCCTACACATTTTCACAGGTCGTCACCTCATTACTGGGTGATATTGTAGTGTAAGCCTATTGGGTGTTCCAGCAATTAAAGGGGTTTATCGTGCGCCTGGCTAAACCTTGTTAACGCACGTCCACAACAGAACACTAAACCATTCCATGTTCTGTCATTAAACTCAGGGTGCATTTGATCATCACGCATAAGCACTCGATAATCATTACCAATATATGCTAAGACTTCGGATGCTCTCTTTCCGAACATCTCAACTAGCTCAGCTAGGAATGCATCCCGCTTCTCTGTGTCTTCCTCAAGAATGAATTTCTCTCGTATCCATCTGGCGGTCTTTAGATCATACGGATGTTCAAATGTCTTCCTAGCTAGTGCATTCTTCATAGCTACACCTTCTTACGTTTAGGCGCTAAGTCACCATGCTTGGCTTTTAGCTTATTTAATTCATCCTGCACTGAGCCAAGTGTATCACTCGTGTCAGATTCTTTTGCAACAGGCTTGCTGCTCTCAAATGCTGACAGTAGCTTGATTGCATCAAGTCGCTCCTTGCGAGTAACATCTGGATCATGCAATATGTCCATTGCAGCCTGTATTGGTGTAATAACTTGGTCTGCTGACAATCCAGTTCTGATTGCATGTGCAATAGTTTGTTTCAGGTACTGCGGACTGACCACACCACCTATCAATTCTTCTAAGTCTGCTGTGAGTTGAGCTTCATACTTCCTGCGATTCTTGTTAGCGGTTATCTCACCATCTAACTCATCAGCCTTCTGTTCAAGTATCTCAATCTCTTTACGCAACTCAGTAACTTGATTCCTTAGCTTCTTAGCTGCCTCAAGTCTCTTGTTACGCATCTCTGCGTTAGCCCTACGAGTCTCCAATGACTTAAGTCTGGACTGTTCAGCAATCTCTGGATCAATCCCAGCAAAACCGCGTTTTGATTTCCTTGGCTTACTTTTATCTTCTGCCATGATACCCCCACGGTCTATTTTATAAATTAAAAAAGAGTGCCATCCTTTATTTTTAATAATTGATTGGATGGCACATCTAAAATTGGACTATCGGCATTAGCAACAATAATCTCAAGTGGACAATCAGTGATCATCCACCACCAAACCCCCAACACACCTATTCCCTTTTTTGAGACATTCTAGAACCTGCCTATAGGCTGTGTTGAGGTCAATGGTTATTGTGATAGTAAGTGTTAATTAACAACCCTACTATCACATTGAGGGTATTTAAGGGCATCATTGTAAATCAATGACTTACAAATATCTTGATATCAAGCTACTTTTCCCTCTTAATGCGGACATTCTCATCAAAACCAAGAACCTTTGTAAATGCCTTCTTCATGACAGAATGTAGCTCATCAACAGATTCTTCTTGGATAATATACTCATCGTGCACCTGTATAACTAAGATGCCACGCTGCATGAAATACTCCAGTATATAGTCAGTAATCAAGCTACCATAATACTGTAACTGACCACCAATCCCCTCATAGAACTTGTGCATTACCTGAGAATGCTTATCCTCAAGTAACTCAAGCATGTGCTTAACACAGACCCGATCCTCTGGTATTAAGTGGTCATCATATAGCTTTTGTACGTCAAACTCTTCACGGATAAAATTATTAGCAGCCCTATAAGCTTCAGAGGGGCTTTCTGTATTTATCATCCTTAACAGTAAACCTTTACTAATCTTCCGAAGAAGTTCTTTGTTATACCCATCTACCTCAATTTCATATGGGTCATCATCCTCAATAACCTCTTGGAGAAGTGTATATAGGATAGTTACCTCAAATGCTGTGTAGTCAAGTATCGCTGTCTCCTTTCCATCAATTTCAACCATCTTCCTCTCAGCCTTAGTTAACTGCTGTATATTCATATATTCACTCATGTATGATCTCCCACCTTGATTAAAGTTATTGTTAAAAACCTTGTAGCTTTGTACATCTCTCTTGTAACCATCGAGCATCACATCCCTCTTAAGGCTAAATTTATTATACTCTCTCTGGAAGTGATATGGTTCCCTGTTCCAATTAGTGAATCTGTAAGTTGACTCTCTAGACCCTTTCCCCTTCTTAACCTTTAACACCATCACATTATCAATCTCATGTGGTTGGTACTCTGGTAACAAGACTTCCAATAAGGGGAGCACAACCAATACACTATACTCAACTTTTACAGGTATCCATTTTTTATCACTGAAAATTCTTTCTTGGACATTAAAACCCCACCCCGTTTTTCCTCCCTCTCGCCTACCACCTACAATCAACTTGATCAGGTTGTTGTTAACTAAGAAATCAAGAACCTCCTTGGTTGAAGTATAGCTAACCTTCCTACCTGTAGACCTTCCATTAACAATCCTCTTAAGGCTGTATTTTGCTTCATCAAGTGAGATTATTATTTTCTTATTTTTAGAATACTTCCTCTGGTTGTGCACATTCAGTATAATACATTTAATTGCATTCAACACTGATAGTCTCTTTGCAGGTGTACCTTTCTCTTCCTTACCCCTCCAATACATATCTTCTATCTTTGAAGATACACCATTCAGTTGTTGAGGTATCTTATAATCTATTACATACATGTATCCTCCTATAATCTTAATGGTAGTCCAGTAGCATAATTGGGTAGTATTATGAGTGTGTACCCCACTAGCAAAGAAATTTTTATAAATCTTAGCTTTTTATTGTTTAAAAACCGACACTTACCTTCAAAAAATAGATAGTTTAATAGGCTATTTTGTGGTGATAAAACTTGTACTAGGAAGAGTGCCCTAAATCTCCTTATATTTAGCTAAAAACCCACTTGATCCAAGTCCTACCTCCTTGAATCTTAGTACAAGGAGGTGTTTATTGTCAAGGTCTGTTATACATCTAGTTTTACACCAGATTTACTTCTCTGAAGATTTACCTTATCCAGTACCATACGATACTCTGCAACCTCTAGATGGAACTTGATAAAGGACACTTCAACGTCTGGGGGTAATGTCCAATAAGTGGAGACACCTTTAGGTGGTTTTATCTTAAAGGATCCAATTGTCAGATTATTCCGCTTAAACCACATAGCCACAATTTCTTCAAATTGCAGAGGGTAGTGATCTAAATGCATATCTTTTGGTTTTATCTTTAAACCTGTTACCTCACATAATACGTACCCCCTACAGTCTTGATTTTCCCTGATTAGCTTAGAACGCACTGATCTTACCTGTCCCGCTACAGAGTGGCGAAGTATCTTTTTTATCCTCGTCTCTTGTGATATAGGGTTAACTACTTTTACATAGCTGAAATCTACAACACTTCCATCTGATCGGTGCACAAGGAACATATTATGTCTGGCATTTGATATACTAGAGACTACGTGAATACTGTAGGCACCATTTCCTCTCTTATCTTCATAACGAGGATGCATTCTGAATACTGCATCCATAAAAGTGAAATCTTGTCCATTCAACTTACCCCAAGAATTGTTTAATACATATTTACAACGATCATAGATTGCGGATTTGTTCTCAAAAAACTCACCTCCAACCTCATAAGTAGCTTTACCCATAAAATCCCTTAACATTATGACTGTTATCCATTTAAACCTCCTTAATGGCTGCTGGTGAAGACTTCTAAACTAATCCACACCAACACACCACTTATTATTGATAATCTCTTAGGGTTGATTACAGAGCTTCCTGTGAATCCATCTGATACCCACGGGCTTCTAGATAATCTGGTGTATGCTCACTTTGATGTGTCACCTGAGTTTCAGCCAGACAATCGGCATAGTGGTCAACCAGCTTAAGTACAAGGTAGTAAGTTCGTAAACGATTACCAGACAATACAGCCTTCTTCAGCCCTTGTTGCTCAACATCACTCAATGGTGGCAAGAGTTCAATCATTGCAATCATCATATTTGAGAACACTTCTTCATCAGCATTATTCAACTCATCAACATCATTGAAGTCACTTGTAGGGAACATGAAGCTTGCTTCACAGATTTGTGCTGTATCCCACTGCATTGAGTTAGTAGAAGATGTAGCTGAGTTTGTAGTGTTATTATTGTTAGTCATTAATTATGTTTCCTTATTATTTAATTGAATTACTTGAATGCAAACTCAGATTTTAGAATCTCATTCAAATCGTATTTTCCGTATTTTATACCGAAATCCTCTGGTGATTGCAACAAGAAACTGTCATCACCTAGTTGCTCACAGAAGTTGATATACATGTCCTGTAAAACATCTTTGCTAAACATCTCCACGAAACTCTCTCTGATGATCCTGCTGAATCTAGTTGAATAGCAGCAGTGAGCACCTAGACTGTCATGGATCATCCACAAGTTGTTGATACCCTCCCGTTTACATCTTTCAGCAACAATCATCAATAGTGACGAATCAAAGCTGTGAACAATGTCAGGTGCAATACTTGATTTAAACTTTGCCACATCAATCTGTGGTTTTAAGCTTCCATCCTCATCTTCCTTGAGATCAAGTATGTGTACAGTAAACTTACACAAGTTCCCTTGAAATAGCTCCTTTAGCCTTACACCCTTGGTTTTGTACTTCTTCAGTGATATTGGATACCCAGCAGGGGTTACATGTCGAATACCCTTACCTGAGTTACCAAATACATCTGCAACATGCACAAACCACTCCATAACCTGCCCAGCACCTTTGACAACTTGATTGATAGAATCATAAATCAAGTTACCCATGAATACCGCTGCCTTGCCTATACTTTCACACCTAAAATGGGTGCCCCACTTCTCCTTTGTTATAAATTCAGAAACGTGCTCAATATTACCATATCGAGTACCAGAGTAGAACTTTACCATCACTGGTTTCTTAACTAGATTGCGAATAATATAACTCATTCTCAACCTTTCAACATCATCCATTTCCTTGTATATTTCCAAGAAGATGTCATCAGTATGGAGTCCATTATTGTGCAAGTCAATGATTAATTCCTGAGTTTTGTCAGATAAAACATCATGACCTTCACCAGCTATAACTTTAGTGATTGCAGCAATGATACCACTGCGGCCTAACCAATCCTGTGCTAATGTCTCTGATTCAAATACCTCCAATAAATTTTCAGTCACCTTACCAGCTACAGCCATGTAGAGATCCTGAACATCCATATTCATGAGGTTAGTGTGCATAGCACCAATCTCATCACGAGTCATTGCTGATAAGATTTGAGCACCGGAGCACGAAGCATCATTAGGATCACTAAGTCTACTAACAAAACCATAGTCACCGTGTTCAGCATAATAATCTAACCAGTCAGCCCATTCCATAGCAGCAGCTAGGAACAATAATGGACTATCAGCAGACATCCATTGCTGACTATCTTCACCAAAAGGATCTCTTGCACATTTAACAACCCACTCTGAGGCTTCCTCAATCCAATCCTCAGCAGCTTTCCTAGTTAGCTTGTCAGTCTTAACGCCATTACCTGAATCCTTGCCCCAGTGGTTACAGAGCGTCTTAATGATAGCGTAGACAGCACCTTCACCATCACCATCATGATCTAAAGGCAATCCCTCTGAAAACTCAACAATAGCTTTCTGGAAGTCAGAACCGTGTATGTTAATACCAGACATTGCTGCTGGATACATACGGCTACGACTATCATTTGTAATAGGCCAATATAAGTTCTCATACATTAACAATTCATCTGCTAGGTTAAGGCAGTCGTCTAGTGTCTTAGCTATACCTTCCCTGCCTAACTCATGCTTCTTATGTGCATCCCTCTCTGCTGCCCAAGAGAAGAAAGCCTTCCGTTTGGCTACTGACTCTTCATCACGATTAGCGAGAACCATAGCCTTTTTCATTTTACCAGTTCTAGGATCTAACTTCTCACCCTCAACCTTATCCCATATATAAGCATCAGTTGTTTTGTCAACTGGGCAAGGAACATCAAAAGTACCCTTTACCTCACGAAACACATCACCCATTGCAGCAGGTTTAATTTCCTTAAGTTTAAGCATAACATCATAAATACGCTTATTAACTCTGTAAGGTGTTTGCTGTATCTGATTAATAGCATCGAGTGCAAGTTGACTAGGGCACTCATGTTGAGCATTCCGCTTCATTAGTGGAACTATCTTCTTAGCCACTTCAGAAAGGTAGCCACCCCCAGTGATACCCTCCCAAGAATCTGGACGGCAAACCATAGGCTTAAACTCACGCTTAAACATTGGGAAGATTTCAGCATTATCCTCTACAACCTTGTTAAACTTATCTGTTGAGGATACCTCCCACACAGACTCAACTTTAGACACCCTACGCAGTGCTACATGGAACCAACTTGAAGGTAATGCATTCAGGGTTAGATCAAGTAATGAAATACCTGCTGATACCTTCAGACGGATAGTAGCCTCATCGGTGGAGAATACCTTCTCAGGAGATCCACTACGTATAAGTAAATCCTCCCCAATCCTAACTGCAAGATCAGTAACAGTTAGAGAAGGTGAGCTTGCTATACTTGAGAGCAGGATGGATAAGCCACAGAATGCGACCTCCTCCATTTCGAGATCTTTAGTTATCTTGAAGAATGCATGTCTCTTCCTTACAGCCTTGTCATGGTGATCTCTTATATGCTCACTGCTAAGAACCTTGGCAAGCATACCACCAAGGAAGCCACCAGACTTATTCTCCTCCATTGATAATAAGATATCTTTACTTGTCGCACCATCTAGTTGCAGCCTCTCTCTTTCTAATTGGATATCTCTCATTTGTCAGATTACTCCTCATATCTGTCATCTAATCTGGTGAGGTAAGTATCAACTTTCTTAATCACCTTGTCAATATTATATTGATAATAAATTTTCAAGTATGAAGTTGAGGGGAGTGGTCTTGAAAGTGCCTGAAAAACACCAACTGTAACTTATTGATTGTTATGGATATTCGTTAACCACCCTCATTGTGATAACCCATAACGGGACAATAACAACCAAACCAAGGGAGGTATATGATCATTAATAATAACATTCCTGAGTCACAATCAGCACCATCATCAAGAACCTCCCGCAGAACCTCCCGTAGAAGCAGGCGAACTCAGGAAAAGTCAACCATTGTAGGTAATAAGCCATGCCCAACCTGCCGTGAGAATGGGGGTGATAAAACAGGAAATCATCTGATGGTGAGGGACAATGGTACTGGCTACTGTAGTCGCTGTAACAAACACTTCTCAAAGGAGGAGGTTGAAGCCTCTGATGACAAACGTACATCACGTAGAGCACCAAGATATACATACCAACAGACATACCAGAAGAAACTTACCATTGATGACATTGCACACTTTGGCTTTCTAGGAGACAAGCATAGAGGTATTACACCTGATGCTGACAGACACTTTGGAATTAAGACAGAGGTCTCTGAGGGCAACCGTAAGCCACTTAAACGGTACTACCCTTACTATGTGGAGGATGAGCTATATGGTTATAAGGTTCGTGAGTTACCAAAGCGCTGGGATACAGATATTGGTAACATCACTGGCACAGATATGTTTGGTTGGAACCTCAGGAATAACAACTACAATCTGATCATCATAGTTGAAGGTGAGGAGGATGCTGCTGCTGCTTATCAACTACATCTTGCAATGAATAAGCGTTCAGAAAACAGACGCATCAAGAAAACTATACCACAGGTAATCTCCCTTCCTAATGGAGCTAAGGGTGCTCATAAAGCACTGATGCATCACTACGAGGAATTATCAAAGTACCGTAAGATTTACTGGTTAGGTGATAACCCAGTTATTGATAGGGATGGAAGGGAATCATTAGAGGTGGCAACCAGCATCTTTGGGGTGGACAAGATTTATGTACCAGAGTGGGTAGGTGTTAAAAAAGACCCATGTGACATACTCAAGGTTGGTGGTGATGAGGCTATTGACATTTATGCATCAATGTATTTTGATGCAAAGCCATTCAGCCCCTCAGATATCAAAGCTGGTAGTGAGTACACATGGGAGGAACTTTTTGCTGATCCAGTTATTGGATATGACATACCATTTAAAAGTGTGAGTGATAGAATCGGTGGATTCCGACTAAGAGAACACACCTTACTGCTATCAGCGAGTGGTGTAGGAAAGTCAACCATTGCTAGATTGATCGGACACCATATGGCTAAAGAGCATGGTTGGTGTATTGGTTCAATCTTCCTAGAGGAGCAGGATAAGAAAACTGTTCAAGGGTACATTGCTGCTGAACTCGGGGTTGCACTCAATCTATTACGTAAAGACCCTGACATGTTTGAACAAGAAGATCGTGATCGTGCTATGTCTTACATTGCAGACAAGCACATCTTCCTCACCCATAATGGGTCTATAGGCAGGGATGCACTGATGTCAAAGATACGCTATCTCCATGCTAAAGGGGCAACAATGATTCTTGTGGATCATCTTTCTATGGCAACAAATGGAAGTGATGATGAGAGGCGTGAATTGGATACACTCTTAGAAGAGATGTACAAGTTTACCGAACTACACGATGTTCATCTGCTATCAGTAATACACTTGAATAGGGGTGGGGGTAACAACCAATTTGCCCGTGGAGCTGAGATCAGTGAGAACAACATCCGTGGTTCAGCAGGTGTACTCCAGCAGGTGTGGAATTGTATTTCCGTGGAAGCAGATATTCAACATGAGACCCTTAGTGGTGCCCGTTTCTTCCGTATACTTAAATGTAGGGAGATAGGTGAGGCAGTAGGTCTTGTTGATGGTGGTTATGTGTATGACAATAAAACTGGTAAGCTGAATTACGATGCATCATTACATAAAGATATGGTGTGTCCATTGAAAGCTAAAGAGAAACAATACTCAGAATCAAACAAGCCTAAAATGGGAGGATGGTATGACAATAGAGCAAGTTGAGCTAACACCCTCTCAAATACGCTCTCAGAGGCGTTCATCAAGGCGTGAACGTGAAGAAAGACGTAAGGCAAAGTTTAATATGAAAGTCTCACCAGCATCCACTCATGAAGCCTCAGGCATGAAGAAGGTTATTACATTTGAAGACTTAGATGCATACCAACTTCATGCTTATCGTGGCATACATGACTGGTGGGATGCTGGAGCACTCAAGCCACTGGTACTGGGTGGATATTCTGGGTGTGGCAAGACGAGTCTGCTTAGCGTTGTTTTTCCTGCACTTAGGAATGCTGACGGATCTGAGGTGGGTATTGTTTACTGTGCATATACAGGGAAGGCAACCAATGTGTTAAGAGCCAAGGGACTTGAAGCACAGACAATCCATTCATTGATTTATGATGTTGTTCCTTCTGAGGATGATCCCTCCGAAATGGTGTTTGAGTTAAAGGCACCTCAATCCATTCCGTATGAATTGATTGTTGTAGATGAGGCCTCTATGGTTCATGACTCAATGCGCTCGGATCTAGAATCATTAGGTATCCCCATACTCTATACTGGCGACCACGGGCAGCTACCACCTGTGTCTGGTGATGGTAATGTTATGGAAGTCCCAGACTACAAACTTGAAGAGGTTCATAGACAAGCACTTAACAGTGGGATCATCAAAGTAGCCACAGATGTACGTAAGGGTATTACAGTTGCTAAAGGTACTTATGGTGTTAATGGTGACGCTACTAAACTTGGCAAGGAATGGGCAAACAACCTAGAGTTCATTGCAGGTCATGATATGGTTGTGTGCTATACCAACGCTACCAGACACTCATTCAATGAAGCATTACGCGAGTACAAGGGTTTCAGTGGTAGATATCCGCAGGTTGGTGAGTCACTTATCTGTAAGCGTAACAACAAAATTACAGGTATGACTAATGGTCTTATACTTGAAGTAACCGCTATTCGTGAAGAAGAAAGTTGTTTGATCATGGATGGAAAGGATGAAGCTGGTAATCAATATTATGGGCTAAAGGTTTACACCAATTACTTTGATGGGTATGAACATCCCAAGATATTTGGTAGAACAACTCTTGACATATTTGAGTTTGGATATTGTCTTACAGGACATAGTTGTCAGGGCAGTCAGTGGGACAGTGTTTGTGTCATCGAAGAGGTGATGCGTGGACAGTCAACTGATATGAAACGTAGATGGCTATATACAGTCCTCACGAGGGCTATAAATAGACTTACTTGGATTAGCAGACACGGTTAGCAAACAGGAGGTGTAGAACACTTATGACCGAAGATGAAATTAAGAGCTACACATTCCCAGAGGAAATACGTGGAGCTATGATGTATGGTGACATTGAGGCTAATGGATTACTGGAGGACATCAAGAAGATTGAAGGTGGTCAGCTTGTAATTCATAAAGAAGCTGATACAGTCTGGATGGCATGTTATAAGTTAAAAGGCAAAGGTGGACATTGCTTCGATTTTATCAATGATGATGTATTGAAGCTCCACAGACGATCCATTGAAAGGCACAATAGAGAGTATCAACGTAAAAATGTTACTGTACTACCCTTGAGCCTATTGGGTAAGTTCACAAACCATATTGGTGTACAGTGTTTCCATAATGGTTGCCGATTTGACTTCCCATTAATGCGTAAATTGTTAAATGTACATGTACATCGCAACAACATGTTAGATACATTAGTGCAGTCGCAGACCCAGTTCTCAGATAGGCCGTATGTGGATGGTTCAACAACAGGCCCACACAGCATTGAGAGTTGGGCATTACGTATTGGTAAGGGTGAGAAAGTTGTTCATGAAGACTGGCTCAATTTTAGTATTGACATGTACAGACGTTGCTATCGTGACGTAGAGATCCTTGAAGATGTACACATGGCACTTGAAGCTGAACGTGAAGCTGATCTAATTGAATGCAACATTGACTGGACTGAAGCACTCCATACTGAGCACATGGCAGCATTTTGGATCTCTCACTCTGAAGCTTGGGGATTTCCCTTCGACAAAGAACATGCAGAGAATCTAGTAGCTAGACTTGACAAACGGTTGGCTGAAATTGAAGCTGAACTAATCCCAACTATGCCATTCCGTTTGGATTTTTATCGGTGCGGGACTAAGGTCAATTGGGAAACCTATAAGGAAGCTATGTTGAAGTTCTCTGGACTATCACGTATTCCAGATGGGTTTGAGTGGCCTGAAGATTCTGGTAACAAACCACAACCAGTATGGAAACCATTCAACAAGGATGGCTCTATATCAAGCGCAGTGAAGACTTATTGGCTTGGTAAAGATGCACAGCCATATCAACCTGAAGTTCCTGCTGTGGAAGCTGTAGAGGCTGTTAAGGATGAGAATGGGAAGGTGATACAGAAGGCAATAAGGGCTAAAAAGGCCAAACCTGCTGTGGAAGCAAAAGACAGGATCCCAAATGCATATGAGGATGATGCTGGATTGCAGTCACCATCAAAGTATAGAATGACACATGAGGATGTTGTTGGGCCATTCACAAGGATCAAGTGGGCTAACTATAATCTAGGTTCAAATGCCCAAGTGTTAGAGTATCTGCAACGCTATACAACATGGGTTCCCTCTGAGTTTACTGAGAAAGGTAATCCCAGATTGACAGAAGATAGTTTTGATACTATTGGAGGTAGTGGTGTTGGTGAGATGCTGAAAGAGTATCTGATCACCAAGGCACGTAGAACAACAATCCTTAACTTCGAAGATCCTACTAAGGGTTGGATGAATAAAATACGTCCTGATGGGAGGATTACACCTGTTAACAATCCTATGGGAACCCCCACCGCAAGATCGAGACACGCTGGGATAGTTAACGTTCCTTCTGGTGGTGCTCTCTATGGAGAGGATATGCGTAGGTGCTTCACTGCCTATGAAAGTGGAAAGATGGTAGGGGCAGATGCCTCGGGCTTGGAGCTTAGATGTTTGGCTCATGAAATGGGAGATGAGGATACCACAAGAGAAATTGTTGATGGGGATATACACCACATTTTTTGGCAGCTAAACCCTGACATGTTTACCACTCGTAGTGTTGCGAAAGGCCCAACCTATGCGTTGATGTACGGAGCTGGAGATGACAAATTGGGATCTCTAGCGGATGTACCTAATTGCCGTGATCAGTTTGCCTCATTAGAGAAAATGGCATTACGTGGATGGGTACAAGATGGTGCAGGTATGTGGAGACACAGCCGCTGGAATCCAAAGAAAGAGTCACTTACACTAAAATCAGCCCAAGATACAATCTTAGGTGGTATTGTCCGTAAGCGTATCATGGAAGGTTTAACACCACTAGGTGCCTGTATAGATCGTATTACCAAACAAGCTGAGAAAGGTTTCTTAGTTGGCCTTGATGGTCGTAAGTTAATCGTTCGTTCAACCCATAGTGCATTAAACCTAAAGCTGCAATCCACAGGTGCTATCATCTGTAAGACAGCCTTGGTGTATGCAATGGAAAAATTGGAGGAACAAGGTTTAGTAGTATTGGGTGATGGGTATAAAGCCAACACCTTTGTCGAACTGTTTACATTCTACCATAAATAATAATTGTGGCCTTGGCAGGTAACTGTCATTGAATAACCTTCTTAATTGCTGGAAAGCTAAGTCCTGAAGGGATATGCCAATCAGCAGCGAGGGTTTAAGTATGAAAGAAGTTTTTGGATATAAAGTTCTAGAAGATGGTACTGTTCTGAGTAAACGTAATGGTAGTCCACTGAAGTGGTCTAATAATGGGAAGGGGTATATGGTGAGCGCAATACATGTTGAGGGTAAAAGGATTGCAATATCACACCATCAGCTTGTTGCATTAGCATATTATGGAGAATGTCCAAAAGGATATGAGGTTGGACATAAAGATGATGATAGGACAAACAATCATCCAGACAACCTAAGTTACGTAACTAAGTCACAGAACAACCAGCAGAGTTATGATAATGGAAACAGAAGTGCAGTTGGCTTCAATAATGCCAACTGTAAGATAAGTGAACAAACTATCATAAAGATCTGTGAAGCACTAAATTCAAGTACCAAGTTGAACATAAGTAAGCTGGCGAGAGGCCTCGGTGTGAGCAGAGGGACTATCAATAGCATACGCAGTGGGAGACAATGGTCACACATAACTTATAGATATTTAAACCAACGTTCACAGACTACCGAAAAGCAGTAATAGCTGAACTTAGTAGGGTAGGTTGCAAGTGCAATCGAAACAGAGGGAACCCATTTAGGTGGGTTGTGATATAGTCGCATACCTTGCGAAAGCAAGGGCAGTTACCTAAGTGTAACGGGCATTGCCTAACGAGCAATGTTGAAGTGTATGGATGAGTTTCAGTTCGGAGTTCCATCTTCAGCAATAGAACAACAGGAGGTAATCAGTGTTGATGTATCTAAATTCGATTTAAATAATCCTGACAAGGAGATTGCTAAGAAGGAGAATAAAGCTGCTAAGGCTAAGATCGAGGCTGCTGCATCTCGATTCATTAAGCGTCAAAGACGTCTAACTGGAAAGGCATGGGCTAGGGCTAAGATTGATGTCAAGGCAGGTACAGCTACAACTATCTGGTCTCCAGTAGGTCAGATATGTA